TAAGTAATCAACCTGTAGTGACTTTATTGCTAGTTCTATTAACAAGTATTTGTGTACCATCTTTCGTTGCTCTGGATTAATCATCCTCGTCAACCAAAGATGCTTTTTGTATTAAATCAAATGAAATTCGTTTTATCGATAAATCTGTATCTAATAGTAACTCTTTTTGGTACGTATCAGTGCCAGTTACCAGCCCTGTATGGTCATGTAGTTTATTATGGTCCCACAGCGTTAATTTAACCAATTTCCGTAATTTAAACGCTCGTTGTATAGTTTGTTCTATCTCCTCTAGTTCCCACTCAGTTAAGTCGCGCTTTTTGTCGTAGTACTGCTCTTTTTTCCACTCCTTCAACTGCACTAAATGCTCAGGTAGCATTAATGATGTCCATTTCATATTCCCACGATCATGTAACATACAAATCACTCTCCATTATTAATCGATATCTGAAATTTTTAGGATATCTAAAAAATGTACTTTGTGAATATTCATGTACTTATCTTTAATATGGATTAATTTAGTGTTTGCATCCATTTTTGTGACTGTCCCTGATAGCAGTTCTTCCTGTTTATAGATAGCAAAAGTTTTTGTTTGATTACCCTGCATTGCTTCAGTTAGGGCGTTTGCAATTTCCTCTAAATCAAATTCATCTCGATCTGGATGCTTTGGTTCTTTCTTTTTACTAGTTGTTTTAGTTTTAGCAGCCATTGTCATCTCTCCTTTAAAGAACGTTTGTTTGTATATATTATAGAACTAATGTTCGTTTTTAGGCAATAAAAAATTGCCCAGGCTCAAAATTAATTGAGTACCTGGGCATCTACATTAATTACTACGTTGTGCAATGATGATCTTCAAACCCTCAAAATCTCCACCAGTTAATGTACCAGCGTCAAATTTATCTAGATGTGACTTATCAATAAGCTTTTTATCTACTGCTTGTTTGATGTAGTCGCGTACTGCAGCTTTAGTTGTCTCGTTTGTGAATTTCATTGTGTCATCATCCTTTTCGGTTGGTTTTTGAGTACCTTCTACAATAAGTTGTACCTTTACAGCACTACTTACTGGCACTACTACTTGTCCCTCTAATTTATAGCCATTAGGCATCTTCCATGTCGTCGGTATTTCAAAATGAGGCGCATCATACTGACCTACCGGCCAATAGCCTCCCCAAGTGATTCCTAGCTTTTTAGCTATTGCTCCTACCTTAGATAAAGTAGAAATATCATATAGATTTCGCGGAGGAGCTACAGCAATGTCCCAAGCTCTACGTGAAGTGTGATTACTATTTCGTGTCCAAGTAACTACTTGCCCAGGTCTTGTTCGACCTTGCTCATATAAGTAATTTTGGCGCGCTTGGCTGCGATATGTCTCCGTAATAAAAACGAAGTCTATACCAGCTTTGTAACACTCTTGAAAAAGTAGTTGGCAAGCCGTTTGTGCTGACGAAGTTAATTCGCTTAAATCGCGACATGTAGTTGTAACGCTAGTCATTTCACATCATCCTTTGGTTTTTCGTATTTTAATGCCTGTTCGCTATCACTCGTACCTTCTGTAGTTGGATCAACAACCACACCAATCAGCACTAAAAAAGCGAGCACAGTGTTAAATAACTCTGTAACTTGCTCGTTATAAATTGTTGTATCATATCCTACTAGCGCCCCGATTTGTTGTACTAATAATAGGAGCAAAGCAAATGCACCTAATAAAAATGGTTTGTGTTTTATTCGTACTTTCCAGTTGATTTTCATGTATAGTTCCTCCTAAAAGATGTGTTTTTCCATGCGATCCATACGGCCCTCAAGTGACGTTAAGCTTTTGCTGATATCCCCCATTGTATTGGCTTGTTTTCCTTGTGCTGCTGTTAATCTTTCTAAATTTTTTAGCAATCGTTCTTCTCGCTTATTAGAATTCCAAAATACATAAATAACTAAGCAAATACACAAGATTGACCACACGACCTGTGAATTTGCTATATGACTTGCTGCTGTTACTACGGATACCATATCCATTGCATCACCAATCCTTTGCCCTATTTAAAATAAAAAGCCATGAGAAGCATCGAGATTCAATACAATGTACCGTTGCCCATCTCGATTGCTCTCATAGCATAAAAATAACGCTAGCTTATGCTGCGTCTACTTGTTTTCGTTATCGAGTAATGTTTGAACGGCTTCTCTCCACAACATCGGCACCTGGTCAACTGTTCGCAAATTCATTTTAATTAAATCCCAATATAGTTTAGCCATTATAAAACCCCCTTAGTTGTTAGTGTTTCTACTACTTCGGCAACAGCCAATTGATTCTCTGTTTTGTCTCGTTGTTGCGCCTCCGCCGATTCAGCTATAGCTAACTTCAATTGTTGTGTTTCTTCTTGTAATAGTTCTAATGCTGTTTTAGGAATATCAGTGTACTCATAATATAACGACTTTGTTTTCTTGTCGTAAAACAATTCGTGCGTTTTACCTGGTATGTTTTCAGGCTGTGGCGCTGTACTCATATCGTAATCAACCGCGATTTCTCCAAACGAAAACACGCTTAATACTTTGACTTTTGTTTCTTCTGTATTTTCAATGATAATCATATATTTCATCTCCTTTTGTGTCAGTCATACATTTATTTCTTTTATAGGGAAAGTTACCAAGATAAGATAACAAGACCGTCTGCTCCTTTACCACCATTAATAGCACCTATTGAGTCGGCGTTTCCGCCAGCACCACCCGCACCTGCTCGTGAACCTGCCGCAGAACTTCCAGTTGAATTACCTCGTCCTCCCCGACCACCTTGCCACATCGCATATATCTGTAGCGATGGTTCACCGGGTTCATAATAGGCAGAACCTTGAACACTTAGACCGGGAGCGCAATCACTAGGGGATGTACCACCCGCACCGCCCCACAAGGCAGTACTGTAACACCCGAACCCCCCCTCGAAAGACCGCTGTAGTGTGGATGCATTAACGATGGTTAGGGCTTGTGACCTACTAATCCATGGCATTGTTACACCGCCGGTTATACCACCTGTAGTTCCTGTTGCTTCAAACAAACCACCATAACCACCAGCACCGCCGCCGTCGGACTTACCGCCAGTTCCTCCCCCTCCAGCGTGTGCATAAAAGTTTTGAGATTGAGCACCTATTATGGACGTAGTACCTCCAGCTGAACCTGAACTTGCTGTAAATCCACTAGTACTAGTTCCGTTGCCTCCAGCACCTCCAGATCCGACATTTATTGTTAATGTTTGTCCCGGTCTAACTAGTAATAAAATTTCCTTGAATCCACCAC